GACGGCCGCAACCGCCGCGCTGACTGGCGTGCTTGATGCAACGCTCACCTTCACGGTGGCGAGCAACGCAGCCGCTGGCACGACCTTCCCAATCACCGACATCGCCACGCAGAAGTATCTGCGCCTGTACGGCACGACTGCCGATAACTTCGGCGTGTGGATTCTCGGCTCGTGGGAGATCGAGAACATCGTGCCGCTCTCGGCTGATAACGAGGGCGTAACGGTGAATGAGATCACCTGCCGCCTGGCGTTTGACACGACCTCAGGCAAGTCGCTTGAGATCATCGTGGATTCGCCGCTGGCAACAGCGCCGTAAAGAGCAGCGCCTAGTGCGCTAGTAGGAGGGTCAATATGGACACCGTAAAGATTGCCTTGGAGGGTGAGTTCGCTGGATGGACAGCCGAGCTGCGAAAGCAAGTCTCGGCGCGCATCCTGCTTGACCTGGAGTCAGGCGACTCTAATCGATCGCTGGGCGCGTTCTCTAAACTGGTAGTCACGCACAACTTCAAGGGGCTTGATGGCAAGCCTTGCGACGATGTGCTGGATGCACCGGTAGATGCGCTGACGCAGACGCTTGAAGCGTGGGGCAAGGCGAACCAGCCAAACCCCAAGTAAGGCTCGCTGCCAAGCGGATGGCGATTGGACAAACAATCTCGCCTCCGCCAGAGATCATCTTCCACCTGTTGGGCGAGAAGTTCGGAATGTGGCCAGATGAGGTGGCGAGCCTACCGCTAGATCAGGTATTGCTGCACTGGATGATTCACGCAGAGATCCAGCCGAAAGGGAAATGATGCGAGCCGGAGTAGTCGTAGAAGGTCAGTTCGATAGCAACTACGACCAACTGCGACTGGGCTTCCTCAAGGGTTCCAACCCTACGGCGTTCAAGCGTCTCGCATCGTTCGCCACACTCAACGCTGCGCGCACACTCCAAAAGCCAATGCGAGACAAGGCGCCAAAGGGTCAGACTGGCAAGCTTCGCAAGAAGGTGCTGGCGCGCAAGGCGCGATTCAACAATCCTGCTGCGGTGGTCGGAATCAAGGGTGGGCGCAATGGCGTGTTCTACGGCTGGCTGGTAGTCGGTGGTACTGGCAACCGACGCACAACCGTCAACGGCACCTTCGCAGTCAAGCCAGTGCAGAAGCGACCATTCGTAGATGAAGTGGTAAAGCAGCGCTCCAACATCGATCGAGCAGTAGAGTCATACAGTAAGACGGTGGCCGCGTTCTTCAACGACGAGCCGTTCCGCAACACCATCCTCAAGTTCAAGAGAGGTAACCAACGCTGATGGCTGGAAACCAGACCGCCAACTTTGTCGTCAAGGCTAAGGATCAGGCAAGTGGCCCACTTGGCAAGATCGGCACCTCAATGGGCAAGCTCCGCCGCACCGGCATTACTGCCTTCAAGGGCGTAGCTGCTGCTTCACTTGCCGCCGCCACGGCTCTTGCTGCGTTCGCCGCAGACGCGATCAAGGCGGCGATGGATGACGAGCGCCAGACGATCCTGCTCAACGCCGCCCTGCGTCAGCGTGGCTTTGATACTAGGGCGCTGAACAAGGCAATCCGCGAACAGATCACCGCAATGGGCGCTCTTGGTATTAGCGACGAGCAGGTACGCGCAGGTCTTGAGATGGGTTCGCGCTTCTTCAAGGATCAAGAGACCCTGCTCAAGGCAAACGCCATCGCCGCTGACATTGCCGCCGTCACCGGAACCGACCTAGCAGAAGTCATGATGACGATCGGTAAGGCTGCTCAGGGTCAGACACGCGGCCTCAAGGCGCTTGGCGTTGAGGTCAAGAAGGGCGCAACAATCCAAGACATTCTCAACGCATCAGCAGCGAAGTACAGCGGCATTGCTGAAGAGATTGCCAACTCGACAAGCGGCAAACTGGCGACAGGACAAGTGCGATTCAATGAGGCGATGGAGAACCTTGGCTACAAGTTGCTACCAGAAGTCAACAAGGTTCTCGACTGGCTAACCACCACAGGGCTCCCAGCCTTTGAGCAGTTCATTGCGAATGTTGGTCCGGTGTACCAGGCGTTTATTGATGAAGCGATTACTCCGCTTCTTGAAGCGCTTGGCAAGGTTGGAAAGATGCTTGGCACAGATATGGGTACTTGGGCTGCCGCTGCTGAACTTGCACTCTTGCCGTTGAAACTCCTTATCCAGACATTGACCGCAGGACTGAACCTGCTTGCAGAGGCTGGCAAGTTCTTTGGTATTGGTTCTGGCCAAGCAAAGTTTGACACCTTTGTCGCTGCTGGATCTGGCAGCGTCGGCACTTCATACGGCGCACCTGGAGCGGTCAGCTTCACAACCAATGTCAACATTGGCACGAAGAAGGTAGACACGGTAATCACCGACTCGATCAATAGGACGAACCCACGCGGCCGTAACGAATAATGGCGGCACCGTTCACGCTGATCGTCGCAGGGGTTACAGGCGCAGGAGCCGGTGGTGACCTGCTCACCTTCCCAGCTCCGAGCGCCACAACCACGCCGTATGTCGATCTTGGCAGTCTCTCGCTGACGCTCTCAGGCGACGGCGGTGGTGGGTCAATGACCTTTGATGTGATCGAGACCAAGACTCCGAGTGGCACTACGCCGTGGTGGCGTTCAGGTGGGGTCTACGACAATGCGCGCGTGCAGTTCTTTGATAGCCGCTACAGCGCCAGCACGCCACTCTTCCTTGGATACATCTCTGGCATTGATGCCGTGATGCTAGAGAACGGCGTCGGCACACGCGCAACCGTCAGCGTTGAGGATGCCGACGGCTGGCTCTCAAAGACGATCATCCGCAACGGCACGACAGGCATCCGCGCAACCTCCTTTGTGGATTCGTTTACGCTCGGCTCTTCTACCTCAACCGACCGAGACATCATCAACGGCTTGCTCGCTCGTGTGCATACGCTCGTCAATGACGCGACCACTCGCCAGATCCTCAACACCGCCGTGATCAGCGGCTCTACGCGCGCGATCTACACAGGCTCCGCGCAGACCATCGGCAAGCAGACCTTCAAGGCGACAGATCTCCAGAGCGCGCTCGATCAGGTGACTGAGGCGGCAGGCGGTCTTGCTGATGTGCAGTACCGCTACTGGATTGATGGCGATGGTCGGCTTAACTATGGACCAAAGACAGCCGCACCAACATACGCAACGGCTCCTGCCGAGATCGTTACCGATCCCTCCGCCGTGCAGACCGGCAGCACAACTACTCCGACGCGGCTACTGGCGCGTGACCTGTCGGTCAATCTTGATCACAGCAACATCGTCAAGGGGATTTTTGTGCAGGCTGACTCGGCGTATGCGCGCTATGACAGCAACCAGACATGGCCGACCGCGCCGACCAATGACCCATACTTCCGCACCTACACAGGAACCTACAGCCGCAACGGCGCAGGACTTGCGGCGCGCAATGGCCCATTGCCACACGAAGTGTTCAGCGCTCCAAAGGTCGTGGCTAAGTCTGACCGTGGCGCGACCATCGGATCACTTGCACGCGCAACGATGGTTTCGCGCGGTAAGCCACGACGCACCGTCTCGTTCACGGTTGCCGGTGCGAACCTGAGTCAGACTGCTTCTCCTGACTGGTCGTATGGCTACAGCCAAGGGTACCCAGCCGCAGCTGCGACGCCATACACGCTGGTCAAGGCGTGGCTCCCTGGGCAGTATGTGAAGATCAACGCGCCCACGCTAAACTGCTCCAACGAGATTCTCTATATCCCTACAGTGACAATGCGATTCGCAGAAGGTGGCGGCACCTACCAAGTCCAGTACGAGATTGAGGCGGACTTCCGCCGCAAGTATCTCAAGGGTCTCAGCGTATTGATTGGAGCGGACTAACGATGGGTAAGTACGGCACAAACCGAGAAGGCTTCGGAGCATTTGAGGGTGGCGTAAACGCCGACAAGGGCGCGCCTCTCGTCAGCACATCGAGCGACGGAGAGACGGCGCTGCTCTTTGGCCCTGCTGCTCTGCGTGAGATTCAGGCTGGCGTGGCTAACGGTGACTTCGCCATTCCGCCGGATGCAGCAGGCGACACGATTACCGCAGAGAACCCACTGCCGTACTGGACTTGGACTCCTGCTGCTCTGATCACAGCAGCGATTATCACCGACGCCACGGCTGGATCTACCAATGTATTTCAAGTTTCTTGTGCCGCAGGATCAAGCCTGCAAACTGCTTACCTCACTAGGTTTATTGCAGTAGCAACATCTGGCGATAGAGGCAAGACTTATGTTCCACTATTTCGCTTCGGAGCCGGAACCGGAGCCTCAGCGCAAATCAATGTCAAATGTAGG